CCCCCTTTTTTTTTAAAATATTAAGATGCAAATATTAAGTACAACAGGCGGCACAATGAATTTTATTCCTAGAGAAGATATTTCTGGAGCTAAAACCTATAGTCTAGTAGTAAAATCTGAGAATAAAAATAAAATCCTTTTTACAGATTCTAACCCAACAATAAATGCTTTAAAATTTTACAATACTTACGTAACAACTCAAACATTTTTACAAAACTCTTTCTACACTTTAGAAATTAAAAACACAACTGACAATAAATTAATTTTTAGAGATATGATTTTCTGCACTAACCAGCCAGAAAAAACCTATGAAATGACAAATGGTTTGTTTACTGAACATGATACAGGAGCAAACGAATTTATTTACTACACCGATAACTAAACCAAAACAAAATGAACAATTTACATTTAATAGAACTAGGGCAATACGATAAACCGACAATAACTGAAGAAACAAACAGAGATTGGATTGGTATTGGCGATAACAATAATTATTACCAAAACCTTATTGACTGTTTTATGAATAGCACAACAAACCAAAGTGTTATTACTGGAATATCACAACAAATATTTGGAAGAGGATTAGAGGCGACAGATGCAAGCGAAAAGCCAGAGCAATTTGCTCAGATGAAAAGTTTATTAAAAAACAAAGATTTAAAAAAGCTAACATTAGATTTAAAAATGCTGGGAGAAGCTGCTTTACAAATAACTTACAAAGGCAGTAAAATAGATAAAATACAACATTTTCCAAGAGAAACATTAAGAGCTGAAAAATGCAATGAGAATGGAGATATTTTAAATTATTATTATGCTTCTGACTGGAGTAAAGTTAACAGAACAACAGAGTTAACTAAAATTCCTGTATTTGGCACAAAAGGAAAAGGAAACGAAGTTTTTATTATAAGAAGATATGTAACTGGATATTTTTATTATAGTCCAGCCGATTATACTACTTCTTACGCCACGTTAGAATCCGAAATTTCAGATTATTTAATCAACGATGCACAAAACTCTTTTTCTGGCACTAAAGTGATTAATTTCAACAGCGGAATCCCATCGGAAGAAAAAATGCAATCCATAAAATCCCAAGTAATGAACAAACTTTCTGGGGGTTTTGGAGAAAAAGTAATTGTCGCATTCAATCATTCGAGTGAGCAAAAGACAACAGTCGATGACATCCCTTTAAATAATGCTCCAGAGCATTACAGTTTTTTAAGTGAGGAATGTTCTAAAAAAATAATGCTAACCCACAGAATAACCAGCCCATTATTAGTTGGTTTAAGAGATTTGTCTGGCGGTGGGTTGGGTAGCAATGCCGAAGAGATACAAAACGCTCAAAAACTGTTTAGCAACACAACCATAAAGCCTTATCAAGATTTAATTATAGAAAGTTTAGATGAGATATTGGAAGCAAACGGAATTGCTTTAAATCTATATTTTAAAACATTAGACCCATTGGATTTTATGGACATAAACATTGTCGGAAATGACGATGAAATTGAAGAAGAAACTGGCGTTAAGGTAGATGAAGAAACAGAGATTGAAATGCTGTCTCATAAAACTTGTTTTAAAGGGTTAAAAGATGAAGAACTTAACATATTAGCAGAAGAGTTAATTAAAAGCGGCGAGGACGAGGATATTGAAGGATATGAGCTAATTGACACACAAGAAGCAACAGAAAATGAAGATGGTATTTTGAGTCATTTTGAGTTTGCAAATGTTTTAAAGTCAAGTCCAGCTAAAAAAAGCAAACAGGACACCTCATTATTTAAGGTTAGATACAAGTATTTTCCAGCAGAAGTAAGCAAAAACGGAAGAGAGTTTTGTCGAAAAATGGTAAAAGCTAAAAAAGTTTATAGAAAAGAAGATTTAGACAAAGAAAGCTCTGCCAATTCTGAGTTAGCAGCTACTGGTCAATCTACTTATAATATTTGGCTCTACAAGGGCGGAGCAAACTGTAAACATGGCTGGATTCGTAACATATATTTAAGAAGAAACAACAAAAAAATTAGCGTTGGGCAAGCTAGAAAAATGATTAATTCATTACCAATAGCCGATGGAGAAAGAAAAGCTGCTAAATACGAAGATAATGACAAAAAAGTAGCAATGCGACCTTACGACATGCCTAATCATGGTTATAAAAACCCAAGAACTAAAAAGAAAAAATAAATGGGCAAAGTTTTATTCATACAAAGAAAGGATTTATTGACTTTTACAGGGGCAAATGGGAACGTCGATACGGACAAGCTACTTCCGTCAATACAGATGGCGCAGGACATTGATGTTCAAAGGTTGATTGGTACGGATTTATACGAAAAACTAAAATCTGATATTACTGGAAACACATTGACAGGAGATTATTTAGAATTAGTTGACACGTATATTAAACCTTGTTTAATTCACTACTCAATGATGTATGCGCTCCCCTATTTAAGCATAACAATTGGAAATGGTGGCATATACAGAAACAATGCTGAAAACGCGCAAAGTTTATCTAGAGATGAGATTGATTATTTAGTTGAAAAAGAACGTGATTCGGCTCAATATTACAGTACAAGGTTAATTGACTATTTGAATTATAATGCTTCTAGCAAGTTTAGTGAATATTATACTAATTCAAATGAAGATATTTCTCCAGAATCACAAGATAATTTTGGAGGGTGGGTTTTAAATTAAAGATATGAGTGACTGGGGAAAAGGAGCAAAAAATAATACCATTGGATTTGGAAGTGCTGCGTGTACTACTACAAACAACTGGGGTAAATCTCAAAAGGATAGCTCTGTTGCTGCAAGCTGGTCTGGAGATACTGATATTTCTGGTTGTTCTGGAGGTTCTAGCGACTTAACACAAAGAATATATAATATTGATGTAACGAAAGACCCAAAACAAACAGATTACCCTTATAGATTTGAGTTTTACTTCAATGCAACTCAAAATACAAATGAAAATATTACTATTGATTGGGGAGATGGGACAATTGAATTAGTAAATGTAGGGAATGGAAATAACCAACACATTGGACACACATACACTGATGTAAATAAATCTCTTTACACTGTTAAAGTAGGCAAAAAAGACGAAGCTACAAATCTAAAAATTTGGGGGTTTTATCCATATCAAACAAATGCAGCTGGTGACTCAATAAAACCTGGCTATATGGTTTGTGAGTTTGTTCAATGGGGAGATGGATTATTAAATAGCTTGGGAGGTAATTCTTTTATGCCTTATTGTCAATGGATTGAAACTGACAAGCCTAAGTTTCTTGCTTCAAGACCAACAACTTTCGTCTCTGCTTTTTATCAAAATACAGAAAACATTAGTTACCCAAGTTTGCCAACTTTAGATATTAGTAATGCGACGAATTTAACTAGTATGTTTTATGCAAACAGGAATTTTATTACAGCTGGCAGCGTTTCTGGCGTGATTGATGTATCAAGTTGGGACACTTCAAATGTGACAATCTCTAGCAATCTTTTTATGTTTGTTGACAAAGCTGGTTTAACAGAAATAAAAGTTTCAAAATTTAACACTTCTAGTCTTTTGAAAATGTTAAATATGTTTTATGGAGTAAAAGCTAGTATTCTTGATTGTGCAACTAAAGTAATATCAGCAGCAGACTCGCCAACTGGCTCAAGTTATACAGCTTGGGACGTTACATCAGTCACTAATTTCAGGAGTAGTTTTTATGGTTGCTCAAATTTTAATGCTGATTTAAGTACTTGGAACGTTTCCAGTAATTGCATATCTATTTACAATATGTTCTCGTATGCACCAAAATTTAATAGAGATATTTCTGGCTGGAACACTTCAAATTGTGGATTAGGCAGTTATTTAACTGGATTTACTGGTGTTTTTCTATACGCAACTGCATTTAATCAAAATCTTAGTGCTTGGGTTATTAGCCCAGATTGGAATACAAGCGGTACTGGAAACGAAAATGCAAATATGGTAGGGTGTTTTAGTAATAGCGGCATGAGCACCGAAAATTATACTGATACTTTGGTAGGTTGGGCGGTTCAAGTTTATAAAAATCAAGCTCCATTCAATGTGAATGCTTCTAGCCAGCTTAATATGACTTTTGACAATGCAAGAACTAGCGACAATGCTTCTGGGCAAACTTATTTAATTAAATATGGCGCAGATTGGACAAATACTGGTTGGGCAAACTCTGGAGCTGCTCTAACTTTTTTAACAACAGCAACAGCCTCCGAGGGTGCTGGCTGGACATATAGCGATTAATAAAATGAAAGAAACAGTAGATAAAAACACTTGGTTTATAGCTAGAAACAATGATTTAACAGTCATAAATTATGGTTATGCAGAAATAGGAGGTACGATACTTTCTGGTCAGCCAATTTTAGAGAAATATTACACACAAGAAGAGTGGAGGCTAGTTTTAGAAGATTACGACATATATCCAGACCCTACACCACCAGAACCAGAATGAACAATTTAAAAAGGATAAGAATGGAAGACCACACAATGCTAGTAGCATTAATCTCTGCATTAGGAATAAAAGAGATTTGGAACATTTGGAAAAAGAAACTTGACTTAAATGCCAAGAAAGATGAACGTGAAGACGAAGTGTTTATAAATCAAATACAAGCCTTGACCGACAAAATTAGCGGCTTAGAGGTTAAAATTCAAACGCTTATTGAAGAAAACACTCAATTACTTGTAAAAGTGGCTAGAATGGAAGAAAAATTAATTTTAAATGCTAAAAACAGATTAAAACCTAGAAAAAAACGAGATGAGAGAAATTAAAGAAATTCATATTCATTGTACTGCAACAAAAGAAGGGCGTTCAGTAACAGTTGAACAAGTTAGAAGTTGGCACAAAGCTAGAGGCTGGTCAGATATTGGCTACAATTTTTTAGTTCAACATCAAAATTTTATGACAGGAAGGCCAATTGAAAAAATGCCAGCTTCAGTTCGTGGGCATAATTCTAATGCAATTGCAATAGCTTACGCTGGCGGATTAGACGTAAATGGCAAGCCTAAAGACACAAGAACGCCAAGACAAAAAGAGTTGATAATTAAACTTTTAAAATTATTAAAGGCTAAATATCCAAAGGCAAAAATTGTTGGGCATAGAGATTTGAGCCCTGACAAAAACGGAGATGGGGAAATTACGAGTGACGAGTGGCTCAAATCATGTCCTTGTTTTAATGCAATAGAGGAGTATTGGGATTTTCAGCCTAAAAGTTTTAAAGCTAAAAAGAAGAAAAAGGCAGATGCTAAGTAATATACTAGCAAAATTAGTTGGTCAGGCTGGTAATATAATTGATGAAGTAGTTACTTCAAAAGAAGAGAAATTACAGCTTAAAAATGAGATTGAAAAAGCAATCTTAAACCACGAAATAGAAATACAAAAAAACGTTACTGAAAGATGGAAAGCAGATGCTTCTAGTGATAGTTGGTTAAGCAAAAATGTTAGACCAATGGTTTTAATATTTTTAGTTATTTCTACAGTATTAATGATTTTTATAGAAGCGGGGGTGATTGCGTTTGAAGTTAAAGCAAGCTGGATAGATTTATTACAGTTAGTTTTAATTACAGTTATAGGCGCGTATTTTGGAGGGAGAAGTCTTGAAAAAGTAAAAAACGCAAATGAAAAAATTTAACGAAAGGTATTCTGACAACGGAAATCCAAAAATAAGATTAAACGAAAAAGAGTACGAAATTATTTATAACTATAGAGAAAAGGAAAAGCCAAAAGAAAAACGAATTTTAGTAATTGGCGACCTTCATTCCCCTTTTGATTTAGAAGAATATCATCAACATTGCGTAGATACTTACCACAAATGGAATTGTAACCAAGTAATATTTATTGGCGATGTAATCGATAATCATTACAGTAGCTACCATGAAACAGATGTTGACGGCTATTCAGGCGGCCAAGAATTAGAGCTTGCTATTGATAGATTAAGGAGATATTATACTTCTTTTAGAGAGGCAGATGTAATAATCGGCAATCATGATAGGTTAATAATGCGTAAGGCACAAACTTCTGCAATACCTAGTAAGTGGATAAAAGCGTATAAAGATGTATTAGAAACTCCTAACTGGAATTTTACAGAGCGCGTTGAATACGATAATGTTCAATACATTCATGGAGAAGCTGGAACAGCACGGACAAAGTCAAAAGCCGATATGCAAAGCACAGTTCAGGGGCATTTACACACGCAAGCATATACAGAATATTCAGTAGGAAGAAACTTTAAAATTTTTGGAACTCAGGTAGGCTGCGGAATCGACTTTTCTAGCTATGCTATGGCTTATGCTAAAGCTGGAAAAAAGCCAGCTATTGGTTGCGCTGTTATAATTAACGGAAAAACAGCTATAAACTGCATGATGGATTTATAATTTTTGTATATTTAATAATGTAAAAGAAAGTTTCGGATTTCTTTTCTATTATATCGATATAATTAGCCGCTAAAAGGAAAACCCTTAATGCGGCTTTTTTTTGGCTTATTTTTAAACATCCCTGACAATCCCTGTTTTATCCCAGTTTTTTTGTTAAAACGCCAAGCACCGCCACGCTATAGCCAAGTTTTTTTGTTATAAAAAATATTCGGAACTAAATCGGGGTAAAAATGGGGAATTAGGGTATTCGGGGTTTAAAAGGGGGTATTCGGGGTCTGTTTAATTTATGGCATAAACAATGGCTAAAAAAGGCGATTTTAAAATAAGACATAAAAAAAAGCCCAACTTTTTAAGTTGAGCTTTATTAAATAGAAAATAATAATTTAACAATAAAATTGAAACTCCACGACCAAATGTAGATTCTTTGTAAAGATACAAAAATTATTAAAACTGTACCGAATACGTTACCGAAATAAAAAAGAACCCCCTTAACTATCTGTAAATAAGACTTTTAAGAGGGTTAGTTGTTGTCCCACTAGGAGTGTAACCTTTTTACGCTCATTTACACATCATGTGTAGATTAGGTAAGGATTTAAGAGGTTTTTTGTTTATTATTGTGCAGAGTTTACACATGAAGTGTAGAATAAGACAGTTTATACGTTACCGAATAAGTTACCGAAATGTATTTCTACCTAGACACACCAGACAAAAAATTATCTGCTATAAAGTTAAGATATTACGTCAAATCTGAAAAAAAAAGACTCGTTTATTCAACTGGAATTTCTATAAATCCTATAAACTGGAATAGTTTTTCAAGAATGCCAAAATCTAAATCTGGAGCAGCTGGTTTTGAATTAAAGCAAATAACCAATAAATTAAATAGATACATTGAAGAACTTCATGTTTCTATTAATAACATTGAAATAGATAAAAGAATAATTACAAGGGATGAGCTAAAAAGTAGGTTAAACTCAAGATTTAAACATAAAATTAATAAAGTTGAAAACAGTAGTTCTTTCATATACTTATATAATGACTTTATAAATGGAAAAATTAAACAATCACAATTCAAGAAAAACACAATAGCTCAATATGTCATTATAAAGAATCAAATAGATGAGTTTATATTACTTAATAAACAATATACAAATATTGAAAGTTTTGACAGAGATTTTCTGCTGGATTTAATCTTGTTTTTAAGGGATAATTTTAATTTAAGTGATAAAACCCTTCACAGGAGGATTAGAAGGCTTAAAACCTTTTTAAAATGGGTAAAATTAAGGGGTTTTGAGGTTCAAGAAAACTATAAAGAGATAACTGTCAAGGATAGGGAGGCAGACCACGTTTATTTAACTAAAGAAAAAGTTCAAATATTACATGATTTAGAACTTAGCAAAAGGCTTGACAAATACAGAGATTTATTTCTAATTGGATGCTATTCTGGGCAAAGATTTTCAGACTATACAATGTTTAAAAAGTCAGATATTGTTGGTAACGTAATAATTAAAAGAGCTGAAAAAACAGACATAAAGTTTTATATACCAATAACAGAGAAATTAAAAAAATTGTTGGATAAATGGGACTGGAGGCTTCCTAAAGTGAGCAATCAAAAGTTTAATGATGCAATTAAGGAAGTTTGTGAAATTGCTGGATTTAATGAGCCAGTAACTAAGACTATATTTTACGGAAATAAAAAGATTGAAGAAATAAAACCATTTTATGAAAGAGTTTCAAGCCATACTGCTAGAAGAACCTTTATTACAATTGCAGCAAATCAAGGAGTTCCAGACCATTTGATTATGAAAATAACATCTATAAAAGACCCTAAGACGCTTCAAACTTATAAGAAATTTGAGGAAGGCGAATTACAAAAATGGGCTAATAATATTTTTTAATATTTTCAGGTAAAATTCTTATTAAGTAGTTTTTATATTCTTTATCCCACTCTTCAGACAAAACCATGTACTCTTCTGGAGTGTAATTATCTTTGTTTTCGCTTATTAAAGCGCCCATTTCATGTACGTCTATCATATATTATAATTTTTAGTATTGTTCCGAATATATGCTGGGAACTGTTATTAATTAAGGTCTAAACCCCCCTTGTTTTTTTTGCTAGCTTCTTTAATCACTCTCATAGCTGCCATTCTTTCAATGGAGTTTATTTTTTTATGTATTGCCTCTAGTTCCGCAGTCTGGGAATCTAGTACTGTTTTCACTTGATTAAGTTCTTCAAACGCTCCACTTAGGTCAGAAAGAACTTTTTCTGCTTTGGTAACTAAATCGTGTCTTAACATTTTAGGAACAATTGTATCAATAACATTTTGAATTTTTGGTTGCAAAGTGTTAATTATCTGAGAAGCAGTTGTAGTCAAATCGTCCTCATTTATTAAAGGCTCTTTTGCTTTGATTGTTGCATCAATAAACATATTTCCAAAACCAGTTGACAACCAGTCTCTATTTACTTGAGCAAATTTATCACATATTCTGTTTATAGTTTTTGAACTAGGCAGGCCACCATTACAGACATTGTAAATGGTTGTCGGTTGTGAATATCCACATTGCCTTGAAAAATAATTAGGTGACATATTCAATTCCTTTAGCAGTTCAATAACTCTATCGCTTGAATTATTCATTTTAGTTTTTGTTGGTGTATGCGCAATATACATCAAAACAACATCATCTATATATAAATTAGGAATAAACACGTTAATTAACATATTTCTTATCAGTAATTCCTTATATCAATTATATAAAAAATTATTCAATTTTCCCAAAAATTAGTAACAAACGTTAATAATAATGAATATAAATACCACAAAACTGGTATTTACTAAGTACTAAATGACCAAAACTGGCCCAAAAATTAATTTCACTCTATAATTCTGACATTTCTTATAAATAATATAAGTTTTATTACATTAAATGTTGTTTATTATTATTATTATTATATATTTGTTGTAACAAACTACAAGAAATGTATAAAAAACGCATAAAAACAGAATACGATTTAGCTGCTAACAAAAAAGAGCTAACGATACAGGTTGCTGAATATTTTAACATGAATCCCAGAAGTGTTCAATGCAATTGGTTTTCAGGTTTTTATCAAGTACCAGAAAAACATCAAGGTAAGGTGGTAGATATTATGCAGAATTATAATAAGAAAAAACAATTAATAACTAAACAAAAATCAATATGCAATTAAGTAAATACAAGCAAAATTTAAGAATAGAGGGAGATAATGTCTGGAGTTACAAAACTATTGTAGCTAAAATAAAAGGCAATAATTTAAACCAGCTAGGATACTGGAGTATGACAACCCAAAAACACATCAATTATGTAGCTAGAGAGCTATCATTAAATCTAAAGAAATAATGCAAGAACTATTAGTAAAACAAATTGCACAAATGATGCAAGAAGAAAAAGACAAGGCTACAATATTAACGTGTAGAGAAGCCTCAGTAATTATGAGAATTGATTACAGAACATTATTAAACAAGATACACCAAGGGCTTTATGAGTTTAAATCTAATGGATATAGGCATACAATTTCCATGTATCAAATAAAAAAATACCTATGAACAGAGAAAAACTAACAGAGAAATATAAGCAATATAAACTTTCTCAAGAAGATGTTTTTAAACACGCTCATTATATGATAATCACTAGGAGTGGTATGGATAAAATACAAGCTATTGAGAAAATTAAAATTAATTATGATGTTGTTAAATGTGAACCGACATTTTGCGCTGTAAAAGCAACTGCAACAAAAGAAAACAGGACTATTCAAACTTTTGGAAGTGCTTTAAAAGGAGATTATAAAAATGGGAATTGCACTAGCTGGTATGTTATGGAGATGGCCGAAAAAAGGGCTATGTCTAGAGCAATACTTAAAATTTCAGGTATGTACGAACTAGGAGCTATGTCCGAAGATGAATCAGAAGACTTTAAACGTAAATAAAAACAAAAAAAATGACAGAAAAAACAACAATACCAGCACCCTTTTTAACAGAAATTGAAAAGGACGAACTAGAAATGGCAAAACAAGTAATAATAAATCAAAGAAAAGAGAAGTATGTGAAGGCTATTAATGATTTAAAATGGCATAGTACAAATTTCATAGCTCTTGAGAATCATTTACCAGAGGATTTAAAACTGACTGATTTTACTTATGTGGGTTATTTACCTAAGAAATTACTTGAAAACTGCAAGGAGTACATAATGCAATATGAACTAAAATACAGAGAAGATGAAAACAATTAAAATAACAGAATTAAGAGATTCACATACAGAACAACATAATGAAGATTTATATGACAAAATGCAAGAAGAAATAGGAAACGAAATAGAGGAAGAAACGGAGCAAATTAATTTAAACTTTGAGTTGATTAATCAAATAATGGAAATAGTAGAAAGCTCAGAAGAAGGTTATGAATTACAGGCTTTTGGAAGATTAAAAGAGTTAAAAAAAGTGATTGAAGAATCCCTTCTGCAAATTGAACCCCTAGCATTGCAGGCTTGCGATATGCATACTTCTAACAACTTACCTTTTCAATATAAAGGATTTGAGTTTAAAAGAAAAAACGGAGCTAAGACTTTAAATTACAGTGACGTGCCTCAATATGTTGAAAAGTATAATGAACTACAAAAATATAAGGAGTTGCTTAAAGTGGCTAGAATAGGCGTTGACAGTAATACAACAATGGTACAAGATAAGCAGATGATTTTAGCTGGCGGAGAAATGCTAGATATACCTAAATGGAAATATTCAAAAGATTCAATAATAGTAAGAAAATTATAAACATGGGGGGCGAGGCTAGGCAGTTTGAAGCCCTCCTAAAATATTAAAAAAAAATGGAATTAAAAGAACAAATAATCAAAGCTCAAAATCTATTATCAATAAAAGAAATTTACAAAATAGTAGTTGATGTTGTCCTAAGTAAAGAAGTTTCAAAATACTATTTAGAAAGTTTTGTTTATAAAATATATTGCAAACACGCATTATTTTTTAATGATGAAAAATTTAAGGCTATTGCTAAAGTAGGAGGATTTAACGGTGTGACCTACAAACAATCTGTTTTACGAGCTTGTTTATTTCACGATAAATTTTTGATAAACCACCAGAATTTTAGAGAAATATCTATGGAATGTTTTGACAAAATAAAATCTAGCAATAAAGTAAAAACTATTGGAGATATAAGCAAGATGAAAAAAGAAGTAATCTCAAATATTACTAACAAAATCATGTTTTTTAGTGATGAAGACATTAAGAATTTAGTATTAAATATTGAAAATGGCAACTAATAAAAAATCATTTGTGGCTTATTGTGAATGGATTGAGTCTTTTGAGGAACTATCAAACGAGGAAGCTGGGAAACTTGTAAAGCATTTGTTTAGATATGTCAACGACTTAGAGCCAGAGAATCCAGATAGGTTAACTAAGATGTGCTTTATACCTATTAAGCAACAATTAAAAAGAGATTTAAAAAAGTATGATGCTTATATCAATAAGCATAAGCAAGTAGAAAATGGCACAAAAGGAGGCGCACCAAAAGGCAATAAAAACGCACAAAAAACAACCCAAACAACCCAAAGGTTAAATAAACAACCCAAACAAGCTGAAGATGTAGATGTAGATGTAGATGTAGATGTTGATGATAATGTAAATGATATTAATAAAAAGAAAAATTTTGAATTAAAAAAAGTTTTGGTTTATCCTTTTGACTCTTCCAGTTTTAAAGAGATAATTAAAATCTGGAAACAGTACAAGATTGACCAACATAAATTCAAATTTAAATCTTTAGTTAGCGAGCAAGCTTTACTTAAAAGGATAGGCGAAGACTACGATAATGAATCGGAGGCTGTAGAAGCAATAGAATACTCTATGGCTAATGGATACAAAGGAATTTTTAAACCCCAAACACAAAATGGAAGCAATAAAAAAGAATCAAATTACGACAAGCTCAAACAGGAGTTTGCTCAAAAGTTTATCTAGCGATAATTCAGAAATAAAAAACATTGAAGATTGTGCAGACTCAACCTCTATTTCCATGCTTAATATGTTAACAAATTACGGAGAAGAAAAAACAATTGCATATATCTCTTTAGAATTAATTAGGCTTAATGACATACTTGGATTAAAAAGGCCAATGAGTAAAATCCAAATTGAATTTGTTTCTAAAGAATGTGTTAAATACCCATTAAATCAATTAAAAATTTCAGACATAAGGTTTTCCTGTGACAAAATTTTAAATGGAACATACGGAGAGTTATATGAATCACTTAATCCACCAAAAATATTAGGATTTTTTACAAAGCATTTAAATAGTAGGACAGAATTTTCCTCCCTTAGAAACGAATCATTAAGTGCTCAACATAAAAAATGATAAAAAAAGAATGGCAATGGATGTCAGATTACCAATGTAAACCAATAAAAATAAAAATGAATAAAATAGAAACAAGAGGAGTAATAAAAGAAATAAAAGAAACTGAAAAATTTGATAGCGGTTTTTATAAAAGGTCAATTATTATAGACCAAAACAGTGACATAAAAAGTGAATATCCTAAACTCTTACAAATAGACTTTTTAAAAGATAAGGGCGATTTAGTAAAAGATTTGTTAATTGATGGAATATATGAGTTTAAACTCAATTTAAACAGCAACAAAGCTGGGGAAAGGTACTTCACAAATGTTTCATGCTGGGGAGTTACACAATTAAACCCAGAAGAACCAACACATTTAGAAAAAAAGGAAGGATTTGTTCCTGTAGGTGCTGAGTCAAACGATTTGCCATTTTAATGGAAGTTTTGTTTATACAGGTTTTAATATCCCATTTACTAGCAATAGTTCTTGGGTTTATTCTTACAAGAATGTGGCAAATATTAATGGAATAATTAAAATATATTAAAATATATTTGTTTATTAATATATTTTGTTATATGTTTGAACTGAAATTAAAATTAAAAGAAATGAAATCAATAATAATAAGCCAAAATATTTTTAAAAACTGGGGCATAAAAGACCTTTGGGAACATTATCAACATTTACAAGAAACCCCAAATAAAATAAATAATAAAATATTAAAATTTGTTATTAAAGAAATCAAATCAAGATAATAAAAGTTAAAAGGGAGAAGATAAAAAACAGAGTTAAATTCCCAATATACGAACAGTATATTTATAAACGGAAAAGTAGCAAAACCCTTTTAATTTTTAAAACAAAATATTATGACTAACGAACAATTAACACAAGAAATGTATAACCTAATAGAATCGAATGTATCTGACGGACTAGTTAGAGCTGAAATGCTCGACCTACTAAGTGACTTGGAAGATAGACTATAACAAATAAATAACAATGCAAGGGACAGGCGAAAATCTGCACTTAAATCGACTATCCCACGAGATAATGACAAACTGATTTAAACCTTGCATTTTATTAAAACCAATAACAATGAAGAAACTAATTGACATTAAAGAAGAAACAGCTATGGAATTAAAGATACTAGCTATTAGAGAGAAAAAAACATTTAAGTTATACCTTGAAGAATTATTAACTGAACATGTTAAAAATAAAAAGTAATGAAAGAACAACAAGAACCAAACTTTGAATTGATAAATGCTTTTTTAGAAAATGCTACATTAATCGACAAAGCACAATTAATAACCTTACTAGCTCCAGATTTATTTGTTCCAACTCCAAAAGTTCATGAAGATGGTACTAAGTACATGGATTGCTTAGAGCTTGATTTAGAAGCGCCATGTTGCCCAAATGGATTATCAATACAACTGCATACAACAGATTTTGCAGAGCATAAATAAGAGATATGATATATTACTTAAACGGATGGGAAGAATCCTTAAACTATATCTTAAATAGCACAGATGCTTTCGAAGTTGCTAGAGATGAAACAACTATTTGGTTTGAAACAAATTAAAAAGGGGCTTTAAAATAGGGAAGTAATTCAATAAACCCTATAATAAAACCCCTTTTGTAAACAGAAAAAATAATAACCTTGACCAGAAAGCCAGTCAAATATAGTAAAATTTATAAGAAATATATAATTTTTATAAAATAAATATAAGAAATATATAATTTTTTTGTATATTCGCTTCGCCTAGCTATCGTTTTTCGATGGCAACAAAAGAAAAGTTATTATTAAAGTCTGCATCTCAGTTAAAAACTATTGCAGTAAGACACTTTCACAAGTTTATTAGAAACAGGGATAAAAACAAACCTTGTATTTCTTGTGGCAAATACACCACCCTCCAAGCTGGACACTTTTATAGTGCTGGTAACCACCCTTCAGTAAGATTTAACGAAGACAATGTTCACGGACAATGCGTTAAATGCAATTACTATTTATCTGCTAATTTATTACCATACAGAACCAATTTAATTCACAAAATTGGAGTAGAAAGATTCAATAAAATTACTCTCAATACACAAATGGCAAAAAAGTCAGGCTATAAATGGTCAAGGCTTTATTTGGTTGAAGTCATATTGAAATATATAAAATTAAATAATGACAAATAATCAAGTTTTAGAGAGGTTGCACAAGAGTCATAAGACTTGGGTTTTAATGACAGAAAAAATGCTTCCAGCCTATAGATTATCTCCGCCAGAAGATGTAGTCCAGACAATGTATATAAAGATTTACGAGAAATTAAATAAAAATAAATTAAAATCTGCAGATATAATAGTAAAGGGTAAACCTCATTACGGAATTATCTATATGACACTTAGGGATATAGTTGCAAATATTTATAGAGATAAATCAAATCACATTATTTTAAAAACAGGACCAAATACTGAATATGTTTCAACGCAAACTCAAAAGGTTCAATACTCAAATAACGAATATTACAACGAAGACCTTGAAAGTGCAGCTGAGTTTTATGAAAAAATTGACAACATAATTAATGGGTTTGACTGGTTTCATAAAAAGCTCTTCAAACTATACACAAAGAAATTCCAATCAATTAGAGATTTATCTAAGGCAACGACAATTAGTTACATGACTGTCTGGAAGCATATAAACGCTTGCAAAAAAGAAATTAAAAATAAAATGAAACGATGAAAAGTAAAGGATTCGGGGATACTATAGATAAAATCACCACAAAAACAGGAATTAAATCAGTTGTTAAAAAAATATTTGGAGAGGATTGCGGTTGTGATGAGCGAAGAGAAAAGCTTAATAAGCTTCTACCCTACAAAACTCAAGAATGTATCAATGCAGAAGAATTTGAATGGTGCGACACGTATTTTCAAAACTACACTTCACATATAACAAGGGACGAGCAAAGAAAAATGATTGACATACATAATAGGATTTACAATAGGAACAAGAAAGAGTCAAGTTGCGGCTCATGCGTGAAGGGATTGTATTCTGATATCGAAGAACTATACAAAGCTTATAAAAATGAAATACAACAGTAATTTTTCACATGATTTAGAAGTTGGGCAAGTCTTTGAAAAGCAACTTTCCTATGTATTTGAAAATAAATCTATTGAATGCAAGAAAGATTTACTGGCTCATAAAACTGGTAATGTATTCATAGAATATTTCAATTTAAGAAGCAATAAGAAAAGCGGATTATCGACCACAGAGTCTGACTGGTATGCTATATGGATAAATGAACATAATATAAGACTGGTATCAACTAATTATTTAAAACAAAAGTGTAGAAAATATTTAAACACTAAAAGAGACATAAAAGGTGGAGACAATAATACAAGCAAGGGTATTTTATTACCAATAAAAGAAATATGAACAGAAACATCGCCAAGAAATTAAAATTTAAACTTAAAAAATACCTCACTAAACAAGAGCAAAAAAAGGATTTAGCAATGCTAATAAAATATATAAATAATAATAAAAATGATAACTGAAAAAGAAGCAAAACTACATCTGGAAATATTGAGACAAATACATTCACTCCATGTTTTCAACCCAAATAACCAAGTGTTTGGAGATAAATTAAGACAAGTGATAATTGATGCTAATGTAATGAAAGAACCAGTTAGAGATTGTGAAATTGACAATGAGGATTGCCTAAACTGTGGCTCGTGAAAACAGAAACTATTAAACTATATAAAATAAAATCAAATCCAGACAACCCTAGGTTAATAAAGGATGATAAATTTCATAAACTGGTTAAGTCAATCAAAGAGTTTCCAGAGATGCTTAAGATTAGACCTATTGTAGTTAATGATGACTTAATTGTGTTGGGTGGTAATATGAGATTAAAAGCTTGTAAAGAGGCTGGATTAAAAGAAGTTTCAATTATTAAAGCAAGCGGATTAACAGTGAAACAACAGAGAGAATTTATAGTAAAGGACAACGTAGGTTTTGGAGATTGGGATTGGGACATGGTTGCCAATGAATGGGAGACAAAAGAGTTGGAAGACTGGGGTTTGAATATGCCTGTTTTTCAAGACAATCTTAGCAATACAGACAGCTATAATGGAGCAAACCCAGAGCTTGAACTTGACAATTTTATGAACTCAGAAATAAAAAGGCTGTATTTAGTTTATGATTCCGAAACATTTGAAAAGGTTGTAGAGTGGTTAAATAAAAAGGTAAAAGATTTAGGGCTTGAAGATTACTCGCAATTTATTTTAAAACTAATTGAAATTGAAAAAGATAAATCTTAATAAAATAAAAGACTGCAAGGAGCTTTTAAAAACTACTCCAAAAAAAGAACATTACAACAAAGTAATTTCAGAAGATTGCGTTTTTGTAAAAGACGGAAAAGCTGTAGGCGTATATATTAAGATTGAAAATAAAAAATTATTACCAGTTAGAAAGGCAGCAATTTCAACAAAACTTTCTAAAAGCTCAAGAACGAGAGGATTGCCAACTCAGAGCAGTATTTTCGGTTCGTTGCCTAGAATAGCAAGAAGAAACGACTTCTGTAGGTTTTCTTCGCATACAAGAAAAGAAAAACAAAACACAAATGTAATGTTTACTTTTATGTCTGATTTAATAGAAGTTTATAAAAAATATTTACCAGAGCAATACAATAGAGATATTAAAGTAATTAAAGAAAGCGTAGTTAAAGATTATGCTATTGACAAAAACTCTCCTTTTTTAACTTGCAATATAAACGTAAATCACGCAATAAAATACCACAGAGATTCAGGCAATTTTAAAAAAAACTTATCTAATGTTTTAATACTTAGGGATGGAATAATTGGCGGTCAATTAGTATTTCCAGAATATGGTTTTGCTTTATCTCAAGAGGACGGATATTTAGCAATATTTGATGGGCAGACAGAAATTCACGGCGTTATGCCAATATACCAAACAAAAGAAAAACCCTACAGGGCTTCAATAGTATATTACTCTCTTGAACAAATGAAGCATTGCTACCCCTATAAAAAAGAAGTTGAAAGGCTTCAAAAAGTTTCAACTCAAAGGGCAATAAAAAGAGCCAACAATATAAACCCAATTAAAAAATAAAATGGCTAACGAAGAAAATTTAAAACCTTTTAAAAAAGGAGAATCTGGAAACCCAGCTGGCAGACCAGTAGGAACAAAGAACAGAAGCACAATTGCAAAGAAGTGGCTGGAAACTCCAGAGAAATTTAAAAACCCCATAACTGGAGAAATTGAAGAACTAACTCAAGAAGATATTGGAACACTGGCTTTAATTAAAAAGATGCGCGCAAGTGATGTAAGAGCTTACGAATCTTTAATGGATTCGGCTTACGGAAAAGCAGTTCAAACTAATGATGTAAACGTAAATAGAGATGGGCCACTATTCATGGAATAATGATACCTAAAAGAACAAAGGCATTTTTTAAACTAAAAGATTTAGAATCAAGAACTAAAATTGTAAGAGGCGGAACATCTGCTGGAAAAACAATTGGTATTCTTTGTTTATTAATTCATTATGCTGGAACAAATGAAAACAAAGAAATAAGCGTTGTTGCTGAATCAATTCCTCATTTAAGAAGAGGAGCTTTAAAAGATTTTATTAATATACTTAAAGGATTAAACAGGTTTTATGAAAGTTCTTTTAATAGAAGCACTTTAAAATATACGTTTGATACTGGCTCATATATTGAGTTCTTTTCAACTGACCAGCCAGATAAATTACGCGGAGCAAGAAGGACAGATTTGTATATCAATGAGGCGAACAACGTTCCTTTTGATGCATATCAACAACTAAGTATAAGAACCTCAAATTGTATTTGGTTAGATTACAACCCTACTTCCTTATTCTGGGCAGACAAAGAACTTATCAACGAACCAGATACAGACTTTCTTACATTAACCTACAAGGACAACGAATCTTTACCAGAATCAATTGTTAAGGAAATAGAGAAAGCTAAAGAGAAAGCTAAAACTTCCAGCTACTGGGCGAATTGGTGGCGTGTTTATGGGTTGGGAGAAATTGGCTCACTTGAAGGGGCTTGCATTCCTAATTGGAAAGAGATTAATTCTGTTCCTAATGAAGCAAGATTAATAGGAGCTGGATTAGATTTTGGCTATTCAATTGACCCAAGTTCGATGTGCTTATTATATAAGTATAATGATGGTTACATATTTGACGAAGTGCTTTATAAAACAGGAATGCTTAACAGAGATATTTCCAACTTTATTAAAAACAATAATATAGATTGTAATATTTATGCAGATTCAGCAGAACCAAAATCTATTGCAGAAATAAGATTGAGCGGAGTTAATATATTCCCAGTAACTAAAGGAAAGGATTCTATAGTCTATGGCATTAATCTAATTAATCAAAACGAGGTATTTGTAACAAGTAAAAGCAAGAACCTAAAGAAAGAGCTGGAAGGCTATGTCTGGATGAAAGACAAACTAGGTAATTCACTCCAAAAACCAAACCCCATGACTGGCGACCATGCAATCGATTCAGCTCGTTATTCTATGATGATGGTTTTAGACAACCCAAACAGAGGCGAATATCATTTATTTTAGAAACGTGTATATCAATACTAAAAATTAAACGGATTAATAATATGAAACTAACACTAAGCATCCCAACAAGTTTAAAAGAAATAACATTAATACAATATCAACAATGGTTAAAAGTTGCTGAAGGAAAAGAAATGAGTTTATTTCTACAGCAAAAAATGATTGAAATATTTTGTAAAGTAACTCTTAAAGATGTTTTAAATATAAGAGCTACTGACGTTGATGAAATTACAAACTCAATAGAAAAGCTATTTACTGATAAAACAACTTTTGTAGATAGGTTTAAATTAAATAATAAAGAGTTTGGTTTTATATATGATTTAGACAAAATTACTTTGGGCGCGTTTGCTGATGTAGACGAATTAACTGAGTGGAATTTAATGCACAAGGCAATGGGGGTTTTATATAGGCCAATAATATTTACTAAAAAAGAAAAGTATTTGATTGAAGATTATGAAAGTTCAACTAAATACGATATGAGAAACATGAGATTAGACATAGTTTTTGGAGCGTTGGTTTTTTTTTGGAATTTAAAAAAAGAGTATTTGAATCTTATCCCGAAATTTTTAGCGAAGCAGGGTCAAGTAGAATCCCCACCAGAGCTGAAGGCTTTGCTCAAAAATATGGATGGTTTAGTTCCATCTATGCACTCTGTCATGGGGATGTTAGAAAGATTGAAGAAATAACAAAATTACCAGCACATAAATGTTTTTTAATGCTGGCGTTTGAAAAAGATAAAAACGAATTAGAAGAAAGCATTATTAAGAGCAACAAAAAATGACAAACGAAGATATTATAAATCAAGTTTTAGATACTGAGGGCGGAGAAAACGCTGTAATAATTAGAAGTTTTAATAAATGCTATGTTGGAACAACAATTACAAAACCAGTTAGAGTTGTTTATGATTATTGGAAATGTTTAGACCATTTAGTAAATATAGAGGGCTGGAATTTTGACGAATCAGTTGATTATATGGACGACTTAGCAAATGTTGAATTAGGAGAAAATACCCCATTATATGTAAAACAATTATGAAGAGTTTTTATAAAGTAATAGATAGTATAAAAGAGGCAGTAAATGCAGAACCTTTTAACAGTAATGTAAGTTATGGGTCAATAGATGAAATTGACTTAAGCAAACAAAGTCTTTTTCCATTAGCTCATATTGAAATTAATAATGCTGAGATAAACGAAAACTATGTAACGTTTAACGTAACCCTTTACTTAATGGATTTAGTAGATTTTAGCAAAGACCCAGACACTACCCTATTTTTAGGAAACGACAATCAACAAGATGTTGAAAATACTCAGTTTGCTTTGGCCACTAGAGTTATGAGAGTATTAAAGAAAGCTAACTTATACAGAAACAAATTTGAATTAGAAGGTGCTGTAAATGCTCAAAGGCTGCCAAGTTTTGAAAACAATCTTTCTGGATGGGAAGTTAATTTTCAAGTTGGTGTTGCTGATGATATGACATATTGTTAAAATGAGCAGATTAAAAAGAACCATAGAAACTTATTCTAAGTACGTTATTCAACAGTCAAGGGGCAACTTATCCAAAAACAAAAGTAATGGCAGTAAAAGCCTTTATAATAGCCTTAAGTACCTTATAAAACAGAACAAAGATAGTGGCGGAAGGTTTGAAAGTGGTTTTAATGTTGGTTTTAGTATGGATAATTACGGAGAATTTCAAGACAAGGGAGTTCATGGAGTTAATTCCAGTTATGTAGAAAACAAAAAAACAAAGTTTAAATATAAAAAGTCTAGCAATTTAATTGGATTAGAGGCAGCGACTGGAACATTTGCAAAGTTTGCTAAAAGAAAAGGTTTAAAGTTTAGAGATAAAAAAGGAAGATACATCACTTATGAATCAACTGGTTTTGTACTGGCTCAAGGCATTAAAAAGAAAGGTTTAAAAGCTACTGGATTTTTTAGTAAGCCATTACAAGCTGGGATTGATAAATACGGAAGTCAATTTGCTGTATCAATGCTAGAAGATGCCTTAGACATAATATTTAAAGAAACAAATTAAAATATAATGAGTACAATAATAAGAACAAGAAGTCCATTTTTCATAAGAACACCTGGACAAGGAAGTCCAAATCTTTATTATTTTCAGATTACTATAAGTGTACATTCAGGAGTACTTGACTCAGTTCCTAAATGTGATTCTATTTATCAATTCTATTCTTTAAAAAAAAAACCAATAGGAACAGAAACCTCAGTTTCTTTTGATATTAGCGAATTAGTAAACGATGCAATAATTCAAATTTATAATGCTAATTATTCTAATTCAGCCATAACACAATCTGTGTGGGTTTCAGTTGTAACATCTGCTAGAACTTCTGCTGGAGCAATGATAGAAACACCAACAACAACTTCATTTTTAGCACAGGAGGGATATAATAAATTTAAAGATGGGGCAAATTATACTGTTGAGCCTTATGCAATGATTTCATCTAATTATTATGATTATAAACTTGGTGAACCTGTAATAATTCCTGTTAATAATGAATTAGTAAATTCAGTTGAATGGAAATTTAATAGTACTATTCTGTTAACTCAAACCTTTTCAGATAACGGAAACCAAAACCAAAAAATAAGATATGCTGCAAAAGGGACAAGTACCTCAAATTATCCTAATGAATTAAAAGTTATTTATAGTGGAGGGTCAAAAATAATAAAATTAAATCCTATTGAAGAATGTAAATACAAAGTTTACAAAATTGTTTTCTTAAATAGATGGGGAGCTTTTCAAGAATTATTCTTTTTTAAAAAATCAATAGAAACTTTATCAGCAACCAGAGAACAATTTAATGCAAGTATTTTTGAAGCTAGGTCAGTTCTATTAGGAGAGCCTGAGAGTGGAGAAGGTGCGTGCGATGAAACAGTTTCTTTTAACACTTATAGCACTACAAACCATTCTAAAAAAACTTTTAATTCAAACGCAACAGAATCTATTTTGTTAAATAGTGGCTTTGTTAATGAATTAACTAATCCATACTTTGAAGAATTATTAGTATCTGAATATGTTTGGTTACAAGACCTTTCTCCTTTAGAATTAGGCGAAAGTATAATTTCAAGAATATTCCCAGTAAACTTAAAAGAAAGTTCATTTACAAGAAAAACTGGATTAAATGACAAGCTAATTAATTACACTATGAGTTTTGAAAAATCATTTAATCTGGTAAATAACATTAGATAAATGCAAAAAGTAATTCTTTACATACAACCTGACATAGTTAATTCTACAGTTATTGAAGATTTTATAAGAGTTGATTTAATGGAAGAAGAATTAATTTCTATTACTTCAGTAATACAAGATATAAAAGATATTGAAAAACTATTCACAGACTATTCTAAGACTTTTAATTTACCAGCATCTAAAACAAACAACAAATTTTTTAAACACTGGTATAATCCAGACATTGACGCTTTTAATAATCAAGTATTTTCAAATGCTAAAATAGAATTAAATCATTTTGAATTTAAAACTGGAAAAATACAACTTAACGAGGTTGAATTAAAAAATGGGAAACCATTACTATATAAGGTTACTTTCTTTGGTGATACTGTAGCCTTTAAAAACGCTATTAATGAGGACCAATTGAGTGATTTATTATGGCTAGATAATTTTAATCACGAGGCAACTGATAATAATGTAAAAGCTGGATTACAAACAGGGTTAGATTTTACTGTAGATAGCGTTTCTTATAGCAAGGGTATAATATATCCTTTAATATCTCATTCATCATCTTATGTTTATGACACTTCTAATGGTGATGCTCAAGGTAATCCATTAAATATATCAATAGGAGCTGAGCCTGAAAACATCACGAAAAGAGGAGTCTTCCCAGAAGATTTAAAACCAGCCATAACTTTAAAAATAATTCTTAAGGCAATTCAAGAACAATATAATATAGTTTTTAAAGCTGGAAAGTTTTTTGATTCTTCAGCAATGACAAATTTATATATGTGGTTGCACAGAGAAAAGGGAGCAATGATATTAAGGAAAAGTTTTTTATTTAACACTACTACATCAGGAGGTGGTTCAATGTTTAATTGTAGTGGCTCTGACTGCACAGCTTTAACAGATGTAAACTATCAAAGTAATATTAATTTTAGAGGATTTTTTGATTTACCTACTGGAGTATTTCATTACAGACCAGATTTAACCGTAGACACAGAGAATACAGTTTACACAGTAACAACCTCTGTAAGTAGCACAACTGTTCCGTACACACTTCAAATTATTAGATTAAATAATATGGAGGTTTTTGCAGAAAGCAGAAGAAATTTTGGGAATCAAAGTTTATCAATTAACATTTTTACAAATCCATTACTTCCAAATTCTCCATCTGGTAATAGATTAAATAGGGTTGATTTACTTATGTGGAGTATGCAGAATAATAATGAAGCAAGTAAATTTGCAGTTAGGATAATTTGTGAAGATGATTTTGGAGCATCTCTTTCTGTAAGTTTAAATAGAACTTATGTAGATGCTGCTACTGTGAATTTATCTGGAACAATGAATACGAATCAATCAACTTTCATTACAACAAAATTTGTTATTATTTCAGATAACATTCCAAAAATTAAAATAAAAGATTTTTTAAATGGATTATTTAGGCAATATAATTTAACTGCTTATTTAGAATATAATAATGAAATAATAATAGAAACAATAGATTCTTTTTATGCTGGTGGACAAACTCAAGATTTAACAAAATTTATTAAAACAGATAAACAAACTATCTCAGAAACGATACCATTTAGCGAAATTGATTTCGAATATTCAGAACCTAAATCAATATTAGCAGAACAGTTTGCATTAGCTAATAACCAAAAATATGGTGAATTAAATTATGTTGCTGATGTAAGTAAAAAGAACATTTATAAAATAAAAATCCCATTTGAACAAATGCTGTTTGAAAGATTAAATAATCAAGGAGCACCAACAAGTATTCAAGTTGGAACATTTATGGACACAGAATTAAAACCATCTATTGGTGCACCTTTAATTTTTTATGGAATATTTCAAAATGTAGGTTCAAGAGGTACTGCAGTAAATTTTATAACTGGAGCAACTAGACCAGCAGATGGCACTTTAGGTCCAGCTGGAAGCAGATTTACATTGCCAACATTTTGGATGCCTAGCGTATGTAATACAGTTGGAAGTTCATCAACAGCACCAACACATAATTTAAACTTTGGTAGTGAAATAAACACCTTTACATTAACAGATTATAGCGGTAATAACAACAGTCTTTTTCAAACTTATTACGAAAATTATATAACAAGAGTATTTAACACTAGAACAAGACTATTTAAAATGGAAGCTGTATTGCCTTTGAAAGTTCTTTTGACATTGACTTTAGATGATTTAATTATTATAGGAGATAGAACTTATACTATAAATAAAATGACTACTAAACTACAATCTGGAGAAACATCTTTTGAACTATTAAACGAACCAAGCTAATGAAGGACATTATTGAAATATTAAAATTTTGCAGAGAAAACAAACTTTACGATAAAAATATAAACATTGCTTTAGGAATTAACAAAGTTCCAATGACTATTAAAGAGGGGTTAGAACAATTAAAAATGAATGAATGGAAACAAAAGTAGTCAATTTAGTAATTAAGACTGGCGATGCAAATGCTGCTATAAAAAAGACAGATGCAAGCGTAAAAGGGTTTAAGAAAAATACTGAAGATGCTGGAAAGTCAGCAACTAAAAGTATAAAGGGAGTTGATTCTGCTTTTAATGCTTTGCCTTCGTCTATACAAGGCGCAGTAGGTCAAGTTAAAAACCTCGGAACTTCTTTTAAAGCTTTAGCTATTGGTGGAGCAGTTGGTGCAATTGCTGGGCTTGGTTCTTTATTTGTTATGGCTACCAGAAAAGGGGCGGAATTTGCTAAGCAAATGTCAACTCTAAAAGCTGTTTCTGGAGCTACAACCTCCGAAATAGATGCTCTAGCCTCTTCTGCAAAAAATCTTGGCTCTACAACTCAGTTTACAGCAGTTGAAGTTGGTGAACTTCAAACGGAGTTTGCAAAAATGGGTTTCAGCACAAAACAAATATTAGCTTCCACAAAGGCAACTCTTGATTTAGCAGCCTCAATGGAAGTGGGGCTGGCAGAAGCTGCGACTTTGGCTGGTTCAACAGTAAATGCTTTTGGATTAGAAGCCGAAGATACTCAAAGGGTTGTTGATGTATTGGCTGCAAGTACTTCAGAAAGTGCTTTAGACTTCTCTAGTTTAACAGAAGCCTTTAAAAACGTATCACCAGCAGCAGCAGCAACAAATAGAAGCGTAGAAGAAACCTCTGCTTTGTTGGCTGTTTTAGCAAATAACGGAATAAAAGGAAGTAGAGCTGGGACAGGATTAGCAAAAGCGTTTATAGATTTAAATAAAAAAGGAATACCATTAAATGAGGCTTTAGATAAAATTAAAAATAGTTCAAACAGTTTGAATACTGCAATGGAGTTGGCTGGCGAAGTAGGTGGAAAAGCTTTATCGGTTTTAGCTAACAAAAGACCACAAATTGAAGCATTAACAAAGTCGTTTGAAAACTCTGCTGGAGCTGCGAAAAGAATGGCAGAAGTAAGGCTAGACAACTTAGCTGGAGACACAACTAAATTGAGTTCTGCATGGGAAGGGTTTTTATTATCTATTGAAGATGGGGAAGGATTGTTTAGTAGCATTGCTAGAGGCATCGTTCAAGCAACAACATCTCTTTTAAATTTCATAACGCCAACTGAAAAACTATCTGAATCTTTAGAAAAAGAAAGAACATCTTTATTCAGGGTTCAAGCAGAATTAGGAAATGTAAATACTACACAAGAAGAAAGAACATCTTTGGTTTTAGAATTACAAAAACAATATCCAAATTATTTAAAAAACATAAATGCTGAAACTGTAAGCAATAAAGATTTAAATGCAGCTATACAAGAAATAAACAAGTCATTAATTAATAAAATATTAATACAAGAAAGAGAAGAGGAAATTCAAGAACAAGCTCAAGAAACTGCTGACGAATTAAACAATGTTTTAGAAAAAGAAGCAAAGGCACTTGAATATACTGCTAAATTAAGAAAGAAATATTCTGATTTAGGTATTGAAATTAAAGCAACTTCTCCAAACGAAGTTTTAAAAGAATTAAACGAAATACAAAAAAGAGAAAATAAATTACGAGTAGAAGGAAATGGACAAAATAAACTTAAAATTGATGGATTATCAAAATTAAGCAAAGAACAAAATAATTTATTTTTTAAAATAGAATCTTTAAATTCTGCTGAAAAAGATTTTCAAGAAGAGCAAGAAAAAGGAAACAGTTTAATAAAAGCTAAAAATGCTTTAATGGAGCGTCTTGGTATTACAACGGACAAAACATCTGAAAAAACTAATGAAAACACAAATGAACTTGACTTAAACGCATTAGCAACAGATGAAGTTGTAAAAAAGACAAAAGATTTAATTCTTTTAAAACAACAAGAGCTTAAGTTGATAACAGATACTGAGGCAACAACTGAATCAGAATTAATTGTAAAAAACAAAAAAATTGCGGTAATAAATGAAGAAATAAAAAGACTTAAATCTTTAGGAATTGAAGTAGAGAAGGTTACCAAAAAAAAGGAGAAAGCTAAAAAAGTTGACGAACCAGACGACCAAATTGAATTACAAAGAGCTGAAAAGCAATTTCAAGAATTACAAAGAATTAGAAATACAGCAGAAGAGCAAGAACTTTTAGAATTAGCTCAAGAATATGATAAAAAGTTTGAATTAGCAAATGGAAATAACATTTTAGAACAAGAGCTACAAAATGAACATTTAAACAGAATTGAAGAAATTCAAAATGGGTATGCTGTAAGAAGAAAAGAATACGATGATAATGCTAGAGAAGAAGAAAGACAAGCTAAACTGCAAGCTGCTAATGATGGCTTGGACATGGCAGCTAGCGCTTTAAATTCAATTCAATCTTTAGGAAATGCAGTTTTTGCTCATAAAATGAAAAACCTTGAAAAAGGAAGCAAAGAAGAGGAAGCAGCTGCTAGAAAACAATTTAAATTTAATAAAGCTTTACAGTTAGGAATGGCTGTAATTGATGCTGGAAAAGCAATTACTTCATCTTTAGCTATGGCTCCAGTTGCAATTGGCCCTGTTCCAAACCCAGCTGGTATTGCCTCTCTTGCTTTTGCTATAACCACATCAGCAGCGCAAATTGCAATGATAGCAGCACAAAAATATCAACCTTCAAAAACAACAGCAACTACACCTACTTCGCCTTCTGGAAGTACTGGCGGTGGCGGTTCTCCTTCATCTAGCGGTGGCGGTACAAGCCCAAGTCAGCCACCTAGTTTCAACGTGGTTGGAGTTAGCGGAACAAATCAAATTGCTGGGGCTTTGTCAAGTCAACCACCAATACAAGCCTTTGTTGTAGCTGGAGCAGTTACTAACGCCCAACAATTACAAAATAACACTATAAATCAAGCCACTTTTTAAAAACAAAAAACAATGAAAATTATAGAATTATTATTAGACGAAGAGAACGAGGTTTCTGGAGTAGATGCAGTTTCCTTAGTTTCCATGCCAGCAATTGAAAGTTCATGGGTGGCTTTAAAAGACCAAGAAATTAAATTGGCAAAAGTAGATGAAGAAAAACGAATTGTAATGGGGGCTGCCTTAATTCCGTCAAAACCAATTTTTAGACGTGATGGCGAAGAAACATATTACGTTTATTTTTCAAAAGATACTATTAGAAGAGCAAGCGAATTATTCTTTCAAAAAGGAAACCAATCTAATGCAACATTAGAGCATGAAATGAAAGCAAATAATCTAACAGTTTTTGAAAGTTGGATAGTCGAAGATGAAGTAAAAGACAAATCTGCTATTTATGATTTAGATGCTCCTGTTGGTAGCTGGGTTATTTCTATGAAGATTGAAGACGACAAAGTTTGGGAAAGTGTTACAAATGGATTGTACACAGGTT